CCTGCCACAGCTGCGCAGTTTGATGCTGCCCCAATGTTTGATGCCTGCTGGCGACAGACGGGCTTCCGTGAACTAGCGGACGACGATGGCCTGCAGGCTGGTGACCTCATCCTGATGAGCATTGGCGCCACAGGCCTTAACCACTGTGGCGTCTACGTTGGTGATCAACGGTTGCTGCATCATTTGCGCGATCGTCTCAGCGGTCACGATGTCTATGGTGGATGGCTGCAGAAATGCACCGGCCGCCGCCTGCGCCATTACGATGCTGAGATGCTGCGGTTAGGGTGATGCTGCGCAAGATCCGCGTTTACGGCAAGCTGGCACGCGAACTCGGTCAGCGTGTGTTTGAAGCCGATGTTGCATCAGCGGCTGAGGCGGTGCGGTTTCTGCTGGCAAACTTCCCACGGCTAGAACCGGTTATGGCTGTTGGCCATTACAAGGTGAACGTAGGCAATTACAACGTAGGCAAAGACGAGCTGCATGATCCCGCTGGTGAGAGCGATATTCGCATTGTCCCTGTAATCACTGGCGCTGGTGGATCTATTGGCAAGATTATCGCCGGCATTGCACTGATAGCGTTATCTATTGCGATTCCTGCGACTGCAATGGTGTTTGGCACGTCGCTTAAGACGCTTGTCGCCGGCATCGGCGTGAGCATGACGATAGGTGGTGTCGCTCAACTGCTCACGCCAATGCCACAGCTGAAGCTGACAGGCACTGACTCACAAGATGACCCACGACGTAGCTATAGCTTCACAGGCGTTCAACAGTCATCTAGGCAGGGTTCACCAGTGCCAATCGTTTACGGTGAGATGATCACCGGAAGCGTTGTTGTTTCTGGTGGTATCGATACAGTGCAGGTGGCAGCATGACAATCGCAGGTTCTGGCGGAGATAGCGGCAAGGGTGGAACTGCCAAGCCTTATGTGCCATCTGAGGCGCCCGACAGCCTGGACTCTACGCAGTATGCGACGATTGTTGATCTGATCAGCGAAGGCGAAATTGTAGGCTTGGTTGATGGGCATAAGTCCATCTACCTGGAAGATACACCGCTACAGAACAAAGATGGCACATATAACTTCAAGAATGCCGAGGTAGTAACACGCAACGGCACACAGAGTCAATCTGCCATTCCATTTGCCGTTGACGCTCAGAGCACCACTCCTGTTGGCGTTACCGTTGTTCAGGCGTCACCAGTAACGCGCACAATTACCGACCGCACAGTAGACGCAGTGCGCGTCACGATCTCAATTCAGGCGCTGCAAGAATTGACAGACAAAGCTGATGTCGTTGGCGCATCTGTGCGTCTGCAGATCCAAGCGCAGTACAACGGCGCCGGCTTTAACGTCGTAATTGACAACACGATAACAGGACGCACCGCCGACCTATATCAGCGCGACTACCTAGTCGAAATCACAGGTGCCTTCCCGGTTGATATTCGTGTCGTCCGCATCACAGCCGATAGCACAAGCGCCAAACTGGCTAGTGACATCATCTGGTCTAGTTACACAGAGATCACCAGAGCACGCCTACGCTATCCGAACTCTGCCATCGTCGGTTGGCGTGTTGATGCTCAGCAGTTCAGCAGCATTCCTAGCCGCTCCTATCACATCCGAGGTATCAAGGTACGCATTCCAAGCAATGCAACAGTTGATGCAACAACAGGTCGGTTGATCTACTCTGGCGTCTGGAATGGCACGTTTGGCGCGCAACAATGGACAACTGATCCAGCCTGGTGCTTATGGGATCTCTTGACATCCACGCGCTACGGGTTTGGCTCGCAGGTTCTCACACCTGCAGAGCGCGCTAGCTTCACTGGCAACGCCAGCCGCCTGGATAAGTTCGCCTTCTACACCGCTAGTCAATACTGCAGCGAGCTAGTTGATGATGGCTATGGCGGTCATGAGCCACGCTTCTCCTGCAGCGTGAACATTCAGACGCCAGAAGATGCGTTTAAGTTGATCAATAGCATGGCGTCTGTGTTTCGCGTCATGCCGTTTTGGGGATCCGGTGCGGTCACCATTGCGCAGGATGCGCCGTCTGATCCTGTCTACCTCTTCAGCAACTCTAATGTTGTTGATGGCATATTTGAGTACACCAGTAGCAGCCTGCGCAATCGCCCTACGGTTGTCCTTGTTTCATGGTTTGACATTCAGGCCCGAGACAAGGCTTATGAGTCTGTAGAAGATCAGGATCGCGTCGCGATTTATGGTGCAATTCCTCGTGAGATTGAAGGCTTCGCCTGCACTAGCAGAGGTCAAGCCAGGCGCATTGGCGAGTGGATGTTGTATTCAGAGTGGAATGAAGGCGAGGTTGTATCATTCTCGATTGGCATCGAGGCTGGCGTCATTGTGCGGCCTGGGCACGTCATCGCGGTGGCCGATACGTTACGCGCTGACAACCGCATGAGCGGACGAATCAGCGCTGCAACCACAATCGCTATCACGGTTGATGATGCCACCGATTTGACGTATGCAGCTGGTGGAATGCTGTCGGTCGTAATGCCTGACGGAACCGTTGAAGAGCGGTCTGTCAGCAGCATTGCATCTGGCATCATCACCGTATCATCGGCGTTCAGCGTTGCGCCAAATGTCAATAGCATCTGGATTTATGAAACACCAAGCCTGCAGCCTACGCTATGGCGTGTTCTAGGTGTAGAGGAAGAAAACGGCATCAATTACGCGGTTTCTGCCATTGCTTACGACCCGTCGAAGTACGCGCATATCGAGCAGGGACTGCAACTGCAGCCGCGCAACACGTCGCCGCTAGTTGTCATCCCAGAACCGCCGGCAGCAATTACAGCCGAGGAGGTGCTGTACGAAAGCAACGGCAGGGCCAGGTCAAAAGTCATCGTGAGATGGCGCCCGGTTGTTGGTATCGGCGAGTATCGCGTCAGCTGGCGCTATGGAGATGGCAACTGGTCAACGGTCAACACGCCAGGGCCTGACTATGAGATCCTTGATTCTCAGGCTGGCCGCTATGCAATCAAGGTGTTCTCTGTCAACAAGTCCAACCTGAGATCATCAACGGCAGCAGCCGAGATTCCGCTGTTCAATGCGCAGGGCAAGACCGCAGCACCGGAGACACCCAACGGCATCAGCTTGATTCCAATCGATCAAGCCAGCGCAATCCTCAGCTGGACACGAGCGACCGACCTAGACGTGCTGCTAGGTGGCAAGGTGTTAATCCGTCACTCACCGGCGATGGCCGGCGCACTGTGGCAGGACTCACAGGAAATTGTCGCTGCCGCAGCTGGTAGCCAGACGCAGAAGCAGGTGCCATTGCTGAGTGGCACCTATCTCATCAAGTTCGAGGATGACACCGGCAACAGATCAGCTAGCGCTGCGACAGCAGCTGCAACGCTGCCAACACCTCAGCCACGGTTGATGGTACAAACATATCGTGAGGATCAGGAAGATACGCCATTCCCTGGCACTGCTGACAGTATGATCTACAGCGCGGAATATGACGCGCTGATTCTGTCGCTTGGCATCTTCATTGATGACATCGCGACCGATGGCGACTTCGATGCTCTGACCTCTGTCGATGGTGATAGCTTTGCCGGTTCCGGCTCGTACCAGTTCGCGGCGACGCCAGACCTAGGCGGTGTGTACGACCTGAATATGCGTCGATACTTTGTCACCAGGGCGCTGCTGCTCAATGAGCTGATTGACAGCATGACATCTGATGTTGATACGTGGAGTGATGTGTTCAGCGCTACGGCTGCCCCTGATTACGTGAGCGCGAGATTGTATGTGCGCAGCACTGACGACAACCCAGCTGGTACGCCAACATGGAGCGACTGGACTGAGTTTGCCAATGCCACGAAACGTGGCCGAGCATTTCAGTTCAAGGCCGAAGCGACAACGCTCAGCGCTGATCAAAACATCATGATTGATGAGCTCGGCTGTGATCTGGAGTTGGAGCAGCGAGTGGCAACCGCAGGACCGTTGTCAAGTGGCGCCGCCGCCTATGGCGTGACGTTTGCGGAGCCGTTCTACGCGACTCCTACCGTCGGGATTACGGCCTACAATATGGGTACCGGCGACTATTACACGATCACCGCCATGTCGCGCAGCGGCTTCACGATTACTTTTTACAATGCGGCGGCCACTATGGTGAGCCGTAGCTTCACCTATTCCGCTGTTGGCTTCGGCCGGGAGATCGTCTAATGGCTCAACATGACTACATCATCGCCAATCAATCCGGTGCTGGATTCAGAGCTGATTTGAACAACGCACTGGCGGCAGTTGTTAGCAACAATAGCGGAGCCGCTGAGCCAGCTACGACGTATGCCTACATGCCATGGGCTGATACAACGGCTGGTGTATTCAAGATCCGCAATGGCGCAAACAGTGCGTGGATTACGCTTTATCAGCTCGATGGCGAATGGAGCGTCATCAAGCTAGAGAACGGCACAGCCGCCGCGCCGTCGTTGTACTTTAAGGATTCCGGTACTGATACAGGCCTGTTCAGCGCTGGAACCGATCAGGTCAACATCGCTACAGCAGGAACTGAGCGCGTCGAATGGGGAACCACTGAAGCTGTCTTCAATGACAGCGGAGAGAACTACGACTTCAGAATTGAAGGCGACACAAGACCTAACCTGTTCTTTCTGGATGCAAGCGCCGATTCAGTTGGCATTGATGGAACATTAAAGGTAACCAATGGCGTCGCTGAGATTGCCGATGGCACAGCTGCTGCACCATCACTGACATTCGGCACTGATACCAATACAGGCTTTTATCGCGTCAGTGCTGATACGCTTGGCATTGCGGCAGGTGGCGTTAAAGTTGGTGAGTTTGGCGCTGATGGGATTACAGGAGTTATCAGGCGTTCTACCGTCGCAACAGCGTCTGGCACATCGGTTGACTTCGCAAGCATTCCGAGCTGGGTGAAGCGTGTAACTGTGATGTTGAACGGACTGTCTATAAGTGGTGTTTCGCCAAGCACCGGGACAACATTGGTACGCTTCCGGCTTGGCGACTCAACGATCGCCACAAGCGGCTATTCAGGCGCTGGGTCAATCATTGCCGCAGCAGGTGTTGTATCAGTAGCTCAGACAGCCGGCTTTGACATCTATCACAACTCGCCAGCTGCTGCTAACGCATTCACGGGCGGCATTACGTTCACCAACATTACCGGCAACGTATGGGTTGCCTCTGGTGTGTTTTCATTGGCCACAGCTGCTACGTTCACCGTTGCTGGTTCGTTGTCGCTCACTACCGCACTCACTCAGGTGCGCATCACTACGTCTAACGGCACCGATACATTCGACGCCGGCACCATCAACATTCTCTATGAGGGTTGATCATGCACAGAGTTGAAGTCAATGTCCAAACTGGTGAGCAGCGCATCATTGAGCTAACGCCCGACGATCTAGATCAGCAGCAGCAACACGACATCAGCGCTAACACCGACGCACCAGAGCCACTTGACCAATGACCGTACGCAGCAAAAGCGGCGCCCTCGGGCGCATTGAACATCAGCCGGGCAAACCAAAACGCACGCGGCAGGGACAATCTAAGCGCAGCCGCCCACGAGGTACGCGCAAGCTGCTGCGCGGTCAAGGAAGCTGACGGCTGTATAAGCTAGGTCTAGGGTCCAGCTGGTCACAGCCGTGGCCCGTCCTAGCTGTGTCCTACCATGACAACGATCAGTCACGGTTCCTTCGCTCCTCGGCTTCTAGCTATGGCATCACCACCTGAATCCAAAAGCGTGGGCCGCCAGCTAGAAGAGGCTATTCCTGCAATGGTGGCCGCCGGCATGATCGCCATCGTCGGCACCGCCATCAGGGTATGGGCTGGCATGGACGTGATACAGACTCAGATCCAAGCCCTGGTCAAATCTGACAATCAGCAGAACGAACGGATTGAACAGGTCAGAACAGAAGTGAACAATCTCCGTGTGCAGGTTGGCGTTCTACGTGCATTAGGAGAGAGGAAATGACCGATCATATAGACGACATTGTTCCCTTCTTTGAGCACTGGAAGGGACTACCGCACCAGCAAGCTGGAGTCCGTCTGCTATGGGAAGCGGTGCCGCAGTCGCTCAAGAAAGCTGACGCGACATGGTATGAAACGTGGAAGGCAGACGGGAAGCAGGAGACCACACGCGAGATCACGAACCCGCTGCGCGTGCCGTACTACTCCCAGCGTGATAGCAGCACACAGCACGCGCTGCGGATGTGCTTCTCCAGTAGCTGCGCAATGTTGCTAGAGGCATTGAAGCCTGGCACGCTCAACGGTCCGAACGGTGATGACGCCTATCTAGGCCGTGTGATGCGCTACGGCGACACTACCGATAGCGTCTCGCAGCTCAAGGCGCTTCAATCGTTCGGTGTTGAAGCCAGCCTCACACGTGGCGCTAACTGGGCGACGATCACCAAACAGATCGATCAGGGCATCCCGGTGCCCATCGGCATCCTGCACAAGGGACCTGTCTCAGCTCCTGTTGGCGGCGGCCACTGGATCTGCGTTGTTGGCTACACCGACGATGCCATGATCGTGCATGATCCGTTCGGCGACTTGGATCTGATCACCGGAACCTACGTCGGCAACTGGGGCGCTCGCCTGCGCTACAGCCGCCGCAACCTCGATCCGCGCTGGATGGTGGAAGGGCCAGGCACCGGCTGGGCGATTATCGCTAAGCCATAATTGACATAAAACGCATCGCATCCGATGGATCCGAACACCGCCGCGATCATCGCTGTCGCTGTTGCTGCAGCGAGTGAGATCATCGCTCTGTCGCCACTACGCGCAAACAGTCTGATCCAACTGGGGCTGCAGGCACTCCGTCTCGCGTTTCCCCGTCGATGATCGACCGCGACGCAATGGTGAGGCAGCTCCGCCTCCATGAAGGTGAGCGCCTCAAGCCATACCACTGCACCGCCGGCAAGCTGACGATCGGCGTCGGCCGCAACTTGGAGGATCGCGGCATCAGTCGCGAGGAATCCGCCATGCTGCTGGCCAACGACATCGCCGAGATGGAACGGGAGCTGCATCGAGCGCTGCCGTGGGTGGCAACACTCGATGAGGTGCGCCAGCGTGTGCTGCTCGACATGGCCTTCAACATGGGCATCGTCGGGCTGCTCGGGTTCAAGCGCACCCTGGCCACGATCCAGGCCGGCGACTACCAGGCCGCGGCCACGATGATGCTCGACTCGCGTTGGGCGAAGCAGGTGGGCCAGCGGGCGGAGCGGCTGAGCCGGATGATGGCGACCGGCAAGGATCCACGCGAGCTCTGGCCGCCGTCATGACCTACCGCCAGGGCCGGTTCGATCTGATCGTCGGCGGTGTGCTGCGGTCCTACCAGCGATGGGAGGATCTGCCGGCCGCCTTCGATCACGTCGTGCGGTTCGAGCCGGACATCCCGCCGGCGCCACACACGCCGGAGCAGCACGCCGAGGCGGCGCTGTGGAACAGCCGGCTGCAGCAGTTGATGGAGATCGAGCGTGCCAGCAGCAACCAGGATCGGTGATGCGGACGTGCCGCACTGCTCCGGCATGGTCCGGGCGGTGGGCAGCACCAGCGTGTTCGTGAACGGGATCGCGTGGAGCAGGCAGGGCGACGTGAACACGCCGCACCTGCTGCCGCCGGCGCCGTGCCCGACGCACGCAGCGCCGATCGCGGTGGGCAGCACCAGCGTGTTCGTGAACGGCAAGGGCGCGGGCCGCGTGGGTGATGCGATCAGCGGCCGCACACCACGCAGTAGACGACGGCGAGGATGGCGAACTGGTGGAGGGTCACTCGCCCACCTCCGGTTGCGGCAGGCGCTCACCCACCGGCACGGGCGCGGGGTGGCGCTCCTCCAGCAGTGGCTCGATCCGGCCAGGCAGTGCATCCTGGAACGCCTCAATCAGCTCCGGCGACGGCTCGAGCACCACGCAGGCCGGTGACGCCAGGCGCTTCAGCAGCTCGGCGACGCGTTCGCACTTGGCTGCTGAGTCTTCACAGCCGATGCACTCGTAGTCGTCTGCTTCTTCCTGTAACCACTCCACCAACTCCGCCACCTCCCCATCGGCTGGGGGTGCGGGCGCAGGGTTGCCCCAGTGGGCTAGGACGGCGCGGGCTAGATCTACGGCGTGGCGATTAAGGGCGATACGCATAAAGCCCTTGGCTTTGCGGTTATCTGTGCCTGCTTCATTGGCCATGGCACGGGCTGCATACGCCAGGTCTTCGTGCATCTGCTGAGGCATTAGCCCCATGATCTCCTCATCACTAGGCTGCTCAGTGACGGCGACCGGCTCCCTGCCCTCGGGCACAGCCGGTTCATCTGCCAGGGCGGCGCGGGCGCGAAGCAGCACATCAGGCGGCTGGAAATAGTGGGCGGATGTCTTCTCCGCCCATGCCGTCAGCTCAGCGCACAAGGCGCGAAAGTCAGTGGTCATTGGTGGTTCTCCAGTTCGGTGGCGAGGGCGAGGAGTCGGCGGCGACTTTCTTGTGAGGTAAGTACCGGAATCAGCGTTGATCCCCACGGTGTTCTTGCTAGCGGGAATACCTGATCCGCAGCAGCCCGCAGGGCGGCGGCGGCACACCAGCGAACATATCTCTGCGGGACGTAATCCAGCTCTTCATACGCGGCATCCATCACTGCCTGCGCGGCGGGGCTCAACGGCGGAAGGTTGGGGGTGGTCATGGCAGAAAATCTTCCCGGATGATCCGGGGCGGTGGGAATTGAGGCTTGGGAACGATGTTCGGCTTGGGCGTGGTGGGAAGAATCGCGTCAGGATCGCCACTGCGCCGCAACTTCAAAGGCGGCGGCCCTGACGGCCTGTTGGTGTTCTCGTGGTTGAAACTGCGGCGCCAGTCTGGGTCGCGTTCGCGGGGCACAGCCAAGATCCAACAAATGCGGGCGCCGAAGACGAGGCCAGTAGCAAATCCCACGGCCCAAGACATCGCACAGTTGGTCATCGGATGCACTCCCACCAGTACAAGCCGCGCACCACGATGCCGCCAGAGGCGCGGCACTCGGTAATGGTGTGGAAGGTGGCGGGCAGCAGCACGATCAGCAAAAGCAGGCCGAGCGCAATGCCGATCCATTGAACGCGAAGGTCAGTCATTGAGCTGCTCCAGGGCGCGGCGGATGGCTTCACCTTGTTCTCGCTGATCACCTGGTGGAACAAACATCAACATCAGGTTTAATGCATCAAGCGCCTGCTCCTTCAAGCTCGGCGGCTTGGGGCGGCGCCAGGCTCTGATATTTGCGGCGAGAACCCAGTCAAAATACCGGTCATTCTCGGGCTCGTCGCCCGGATACAAAAGGATCTCCTCAAGCTCATGATCGGCGCCGGCGCGGTAGGCGGCAATGACAAGCTGCGTCTCGCGCACCTTGTTCACGCCAGCATCAACGTCGCACTGCGGGGCTTGGCTGCGCAACGCCTCAATTACATCCCCTGACGGGGTGATCGGGTGTTCAGTGCTCATGGTTGTACTCAATGAAATGCAGGCAGTCGTCGATGCCTTCGATGTTCAAGTTGCGCGCCCAGCTCAGCACCGTGTTCTCGGGCTGATCACGGAATCGAGCGCAGCGGTCCCGCTGGGGGCACAGGGGCGTCTCCCCCATGCAGCGGGTGTAGTCGTGGGGTAGCATGTGGTCTCCATGAATCAATTCGTGGGCAGTCCGTTGCGGCCGGCAGCGGTGAGGCGAGGTAGGCGCGGGCTTCATCAAGTGCTGCTTCGGTGATGACCAATGGCGTGAGGCCATTGCGCATCAACAAAAGAAGCTCAACCGAGTCAGCCAGCCGCTGGATCAGGTCGCGGGCGGTGGGGTCAGTCATGGCGTCAGCGATAGGTGGT